TATTTTTCAGGGTCAGCAGGTAAATCTTGAAAGCGCATTTTTTCGTCTACGTTTTCTTTAATCTTTTTTTTTTCGTCTTTTTTAGGCATTTTAACCTTTTGCATTTGATTAGCTTTATCAACTAATTCAGCAACATCTTTTTTCTTTTTTTCTTTAACTTCTTTAGGTGCTTTAACCTTAGGAGCTGATGGAGAATCAATACCAGACAATTTTAATGCTGTATAGTAGAATGGATTTTCAGCTAAATGATCTAAAGCAATTTTTTTAGCTTTATCCATATTGTCTGTATGTTCTAATTCAACTCTAATACCCATTCTTAATTCACCTGGGTGTATAGCATTTGGGTGTAATTCTTTACCTTTACCTTCGTTTAATTGTTCATCTTCTTCTAATGGCTTATCTAATACATCTGATTTAACAGCAATTTCACCTGCCATTTCATCTTCAAGTTGCTTTAATATAGCATCAAATTCAGTATCGCTATCATTTATAGGATCTGCTATATTAGGATCTGTGTCAGCATACATCATTTTTTCTTTTTCGTCTCGTGATAATTTTGTAAAATCTTTATCAGCAGCTATTTCTTCATCTATTAATGATTCATGTAATAAACCCTTATTCTTAAGGATTCTAACTGAGTCTTTAAATGATGTAATGTTAGTTACGTACTGAGGCATGGTCATGCGTAAATTTCTCATGAAATTTGCTTGTGACATTTTACCTTCTTTTAAGTCGTTGTATTGGTTTTGTATACTTTTCATATTATTATCTTCCTTGTCCTCTGTAAGCTTTTGGCTTTGGAGTGTGTTTATTAAATTTTTTTTTAGCTGATCCGTTTTTGCTTTTGCCGAAAGAAACTTTATTAGGGTTTCCTGCTACTTTAGCTTTTGCCATTACTGTTTAAGGTTATTTATTTTAGTGTTTAAATGATTTACCATTTCAGAAATTTGAGCAACAGCTTTTTCTGTTCTACCCCAATACTTTACACCATCACCTTCGCTCAATTCTTGTTTCATACGTTGAGTATAATCAACAATACGATCAATTTCGTTTATTTTTCTTTTTACCTCACGCATTGCTTTATGCAATTGTTCAGCTTTAGTTCTATGTTTAACTTCTTTTTTAAATTGCTTATAAGTTGCCTCATTTAACAATTCTTCTTTAATTATATCTTGTAAGTTCATATTCTCTTTATATATTTTATATGTTGGCTTTTTACTAAAAAATGATTTATAATCATATATTTTAGAATCACTTGGCATACCCGTTGGTACTAATTTCATTCCTTGTGACTGAGCTGTTTTAACAGCAGCATTTGTTTTTTGACCCTTTTTAGCAAAAGCAAATGGAGTGGAATAAGCACCAGCATCGCCTGATGTAGATTGTTCATCTAACAACTCACGTACTAGGGTCTTAATATACTCCTTTAATTTATCCATTATTTAATGGCTTTTAATTCGGCTATCAATTGGTGATATTGTAAAAGAGAAATAATATTCTCATCTTTTACATTTTGATTCTTATCCAATGGAGTTAATAACGTGATAACTTCAGTCAATTTAATTTGAACTGTTCTATCAGCTACTAATGGTGTTAATTCAGTTAATGCTTTTTTAATTTGAGCATATTGTTCATTAACAAATTCTCTTAATTTAATAGTATTAGTAACATTATTAATATATTCTTTTAATACTGATTTTTGAGCAGGAATTAAATCGCCGTATTTTTCATTAAATTTCTCTAACAACATTTTATATGCTAAGATACGTGTACCAGAATCCATTTTGCTGTATTCTTCTAACACGCGATCTTTTACATCTTCAACATTAACTTCTTTACGAGTGATATGTTCAAGTAATGTTACTTTATTATCGATAACTTGAGAAGGCTCAATGAATTCTAATGATCCATGAGCTTCGATTAAATTAGATACAGCAGCGTATTGTGTATAGTTGCTAATTTTTGATTTAAAGAAATCTTCGATGTCGTAATGGCTACGAATTTCTTTAATAATGTTATACTTTTCCTTACGTAAAGCCGTTCTGTTCAAACGAGAAGATATATCTAATACTGAATTAATTAGTGATTCTGCTTTACCTTCAGATAATGCTTTACTTGTAATTAACGCCTGGTATAATTTGTGTTCTTTTGTTAGTTCGGTTTTACCAAAATATTTTTTAACAACGCCAATGGCGGCCGAATCTTTACCAGACACAGTGTCTGATGCGATTTGGCGCACTAAAAGTTCAAATAAAATACCTGTATTTTTGTATTTGCTGTGTTTAATTTTCATAGTGTATAGTGTGCACTACCTATAAATATGTAGTCGTTATATGCCCTTGATATTATTTTCGTTAAGTAATGATGATTCTTGTTCCTTTTCGAATACTATTTCCTTGCGTGGAATTGTGAACCCTTCAAACAATCCTTTGTTTTTCTTTAATTCAAACATTGCTTTTGGAGAACCACTACCTTCTTCAGGAGCATTCGCAGTATACAACGAACCATTTTCTTTACTTCCTAATCTATCTTTACCTAATGGGTCTTTTTGTGTACCAATGATTGATACTTTTTCTTCAGGGCGGCCAACAGGACGTTTCTCGTCATAACCACCCGGTACAGGACCATCTATATCCATTCCGGTTCTACCTTTACCATATAATGATGCTAGATCATGTGGTGTACCATATGATTTACCAGTTTTAGCTGGATCATTACCTTCATTTTCAATCTGGCCTATTCTAAATGTACGTTTTTTATCTTCAAGAACTAAGTCACGATATTCATCATATTGATCTTCACTGAATTGGAATATACTATCATATATAAAGTCTGAAGGTAATAAGTTTGTATCTTGCATAGATTTAGCTAAGTCAACTTTTTCCTTCCATAATGCTACTTTCTCTTGTTCATAAACAATAGATGGAGTAGTTAATGATAATTCAAAATTAGTTAATTCAGCACCATCATATCCCTGTGTGTATAGATGTACTAATGCAACTTTATACAATTCAGATAAGGCGATACGTTGAATACGTTCAACAGTACGAGCGAAGCGAATATCTTCAGCAGCTAATGTAGCTTTACCTTGTAAATCTTTTTCAAATCCAAAATATGCTTTAGGTATCTTAAGAGCAGCTAACATCTCATCACGTAAAAATACTACGTCTTCGATTGCATTATATTCTAATCCTTTTAATGTGTCGATTTTTGTAGCAGTATCATTACCACGTGTAGGAATATAAAAATCCTCCATTAGATTCTGCATGTTGTACTTTAAATTATACTCACCAGTTTGAGGATCCATATATGGAGTTTTCTTCATTTTCTGAACCAACTTCTGCATATATCCGTCTACTTCATTTGGAGGTATGTTACCAACATTAATACTAAATACGCGCTTTTCCGGGGCACGGGTGATACGGTGTAATAACATCGCATCTTTCATCAACACATACTGCTTGTAAGTTTTACGAGCAGGCTCTATATACGAACGCCCATAAGGTAGGTAGTTAACGTCAGTTAATAACCTAAAATGCGCTACTTCATAGTTTTCAAATTGGATTTTACCATCTTTATCCTTCATACGGGTATTAATACCACCCGCCGCGATTACTGATGGATCAATTCTGAATACAACTTTTGATGGGTTTTGAGGATCAGTACCTTCTTCACGTACCATATCGTATACTGATAAGGGTGTAACATTATACACACCAAATTGCTCAGCAATTTCTAAGTGTAAATAAAAATCACCATACTTAGACATATTGCGAATCCATAACCATAAGTTGAATTCAATATTTAATATATCGTAAAATAAGTTATATAAAATACGTTGTATATTTTCGTCTGAACTTCTAATTTGTAATACCTCACCCGCCTCGTTCTTTAATGTAGATTCATCAGCAATAATATCTAATGCAGAGGCAATAATTGATTCTGTATCCATTGCTTCATAGTCAGTATATAACTGAATACGAAGTGTTTGGTAGTTCATAGTAGGATTGTATGGCATGTTAGCCCCGTATCTATGTAATTTAGTAAATCTATCTACTAATGCGTTTGTTTTTACGTTTCCGTAAGCTTGTATCCTGTCTACATCGATTGTTTTTAGTTGATTACCACCAACATTTCGGATGATGACATCAGTACTAAACAATCTTGTTAATCTACTGAAAAGGCCAGTATTTTGATCAGCCATTTTTTATAATTTGTTATATGTATAAATATTTGTTACCCTAAGACCCATGACACATCTTCGATCGTTCCGTTACCTAAATCAATTTGATAAGGATTTGTTCCATCCATCATTGCCGGTCCTCCTTCCGATGTAGTTCTAATAATTCCTCCAAGAGCTGCTCTGCTTAAATCTATACTTTGTTGAAAGAATTTCATTGCAGTATCTCTTACGAATAATCCCATTCCCAACGCCATTACCAAATCATCGTTATATCCATTTTGAGCTTGTGCTTTACCATGCATCCAAACGAATACACGTAATTCCTCTAACAAACGTTTTGAATGAAAGATAAACTGTCTATCTCGAATATACGCCTCCATTTTGGAGATAACAAGTGGTCTTGTCTTAGCTGATGTAGTAAATCCAGGAACTGTTTGATCAGATTCCATTTTAGCCATCCATTTATCCATCTGCATCTCACCATAAGCACGTGGTGAATAGTATGTGTTAGGATATCCTTTTTCAATTATTGTATTAATAACATCCCACCCAATATTAGCATTCTCTACTACAAGTAAAGCGTTATTGTACTCAGTAGCAACAGATACCAACATATTTCCATAAGTACGGGTATCCACTTGTGATTTATACTCAGCCACTTGTTCAAGCGATACAGCATCGATAACATGGAATGCCGAATAGTCTGCACCGTCTCCGCGAGCGACATCAGCACAAACAATATACTGCTTGCTGTAATCAGGGTAAGCCCAAATCCAAAAATCACCACCCATGAACCTACGTTCAATAGGATCTTGTATAAATGTTTCTTCATAAAATGATAATATATCGGGGTCAACAACTGAATTTCCTGAGCCTAAGAAGTCACAATCATACTCTTGAGCAAACTCACGAGATGACATATTTATTCTTTCACGTTCTTCCCAGGCTTCATCTCTATCAGGATGTAAATCCCATTTTAATTTAATTGCTTTAAAGTCATTTTTATTAATCTCTGCCTCAGCATACGTTTTATGAAACCAGTTACCAACACCATTTGGTGATGATAATGCTATAATACCTCCACCCGTAGCAATAGTAGGTTTAATACTCGTATAAATTTTAT